CCTATGAAGACAAGCTGAAAGACGAGCGGCGGAAACTTCAAAAGGTTGCTGAAGGAGCAACGCGCGAATTCAACATCAACAACGTCTTGTGGCAAATTGTCATGAAAATGTTCTTTGGCTCATTGCAATCATTTTTCATGTATTTCAAAGAGAAATTACATAGCGCGATAGGATTGAACATTTTTGGCAGCGACGTTACAAGAATGCAACGGCTTTTGCGCCAACACCCAAATCCATGGGCTGCTGACGTAACCGCCTGGGACGGCACCTTCGACACAGAAACATCACGTGGAGTGTTTGAATTGAATGCAAGATTTATTAAATTTTGTTATGTAGGTGAGGACCAAGGTTTCGCTGAATTCATGTATGAACAAGCGAAGAAATGCGGAGAGGCAGCGATGCTAATTCGTATACATATCTATGGTAAGACTGTTTACATCGTCACGATAGGCATGCCCAGCGGCGTGTTTATCACAGCACTAGGAAACACCATCGGGTGGATCCTCAGAGCCTTCACATCTTACCAAGAAATTTGTGTGAATCTAAATTATCCTGCGAACCTTGATGAATTCGATGCAAACACCGAAAACATGTTTATGGGCGACGACGCTCAAAATTCTACATCAGACCTCTACAGTAACATTTGGAACGCCATCGAAGTTGAGAAAATTTTCGCCTCAAAAGGCATCAAAATGACACCTCCTTCTAAGGATGGATCTAACTTCGAAAAATTTGAAACGTGGGACTCAGTTACATTTCTGAAATGTAACTATGTCGAGGATGAGGACTTTCCCAACCACTATCACGCCTGCATGAACTTGTCCAATCCTGTAGGAGAGCTCACCAATTGGGTGAGAGAGGGACTCTCAAGTGAAGATGCATTGCTCTCCAACTGCAATGACGCCTTACGTTTTTATGCTGCGTACGGTGAAGACATGTTCAACGAATTTAAGCATAAAATAGACCCCCTATTGTTGGATGCAGGTTTGCCCCCAACAGAATTGGAATACGAAGAGTGCTACGAAGATTGGCTAAAAGACCATGAATTATATTAACCTGCAACTACTCGGCTTCCCATATTAAACCATTAACCAAACTAACGGAATGATATAAAATCATTTCCAACTTTCACAAAAATAACGGACTTTTTGAAAGATTGGGATATGATTGGAGACTTCGGCGACAAACAAAATACTAATTGGATTTTTAACTTGACGTACACACGTTTATGACGCGGACTTTTTCAATCACTTACACCTGGCAAGTTGTAAAATTACTTTTGGGCGCCCTTGGCATAACCCATTAGCCTGCTCACTGTTCAGTAAATCTTAGTGACACTGCTCAAAGTGAGACAGCCCCAGGTCCAACGGACAACTACAAAAAAAAAAAAAAAAAAACGC